ACCGCCGTCTGCGATGCGCTCGACTGCCAACCCGGCGAGCTCCTCACCGTCACCAGCGCACGCCTCGCGGCCAATTGAGTACGAGCCGCTGCTCCTCCGCGCCTCAGTGATCGGAAACGGTCCCAGTCGCACCTCACGAGCACGCACCGGTACCAGTTAAGCAGTGCGAGTTGCATCTGATGCAAGGGACTACTCGCACCTCCCGAGCACGCACCAGTACCAGTTCACGGTTTGGACTGATCAACCGTCCAAATCGGACAGGGGCTCGCGATCGCGTCGAGTCGCGGCCGCGAGCTGCTCGAGGGAGTCCTCCCACGCCCCGATCGCCAGCACCAGGCGCACCGTGGCGGCCGCGGCCTCGGCCAGGGCCTCGTCGTGCCCGAGTATTCGCACGAGTTATCCGGACCCTTCACAGGTATGGGGGCGGCAAGACCCCGGCCTCGCGCTGATCCGGGGGGGAGGTGCGAGGCCGGGGTCGTATCGCGCGGGGGCCCCCCGCGAGTCGTGGTGGACGGCAGGGGTCGCCTACCACTGTTGGACATACGTCCGTGTCAGTTGTACCAAACGGATTCTAAGCAGGGCAACCCTCGATCGACCGCCGTTTCTTGACCGTCAGGGCGCAGGGTTGCCGCCGACAGTTCACCTCAAAGGTCGAGTCGTACGCGCGTACGACTCGCTACCATGGGCATAATCGTAGGACGATTGGCAGGAAGGGAGCGGACGTGGACAACCAGACACTGTTCGAGCTCGAGTCCGCCGGCGCCCTGCTCCCGCTGCCGCCGGCCCCGACCATCCGCCAGCGCACCGGGCCCCTGCCGGCGGACTGGCCCCGGATTCAGGCCGCCGTCCTCGAGCGCGACGGATGGGTGTGCCAGTGCTGCCGCCGGCTGTGCGCGCCGCAGAAGTCGAACCGCGCGACCCGCGGGTACTGGGCCACCGTTGACCACGTGGTCCCCCGCTCTCGTGGCGGGTGGGACGACGCGGTCAACCTGCAGACCCTGTGCGCTCGGTGCAACGAGGCCAAGGGCGAGGACATCATCGACTACCGTGCCGACGTCGCGCTGCGCCTGGCTCTGGACGACGAGCGGCGCCGGCGCGAGCTCATCCCGGACCACAAGCGCCAGGCCCGTGGCGGGCGGATGAAGGGTGACGAGAAGCTCAGCGTCATCCTGACCTGCAGGGTTACCCCGACCGAGGCCGAGGCGCTCAAGGCCCGGTACGGCACCGGGACCGCGGCCGCGCGCACCGGTGTGGATCGGCTGCTCTACGCCGGATGACCGAGGTCCGGACTGGTGGTCATGGGCGGTCATCGCCGGCTGGTGGCTGTTCGTGATCACACTGGTGATCGGCTCGACCTTCTTCTCCCCCGGCCCCTAGCGCCCGGGCGGGTAGGTCCAGGCCAGCACGACGATCACGACGAAGACGACGAGCCCTAAGCCGGTCCCCCACCGGCCGGGCTCGTCATCGCTCGTGCGCCGCTGCGGCATCGTCTCGTAGCGGCAGATCGCCGGCGGTGACGGCCTGGCTGAACCTGCTGACGTGCAGGAACACGGCAGCCTGCCCATAGCGGGTCAGGCACCAGGTCCCTGGTGCGGCGCCACACCTCTCGCAGGCGTAGCGCAGACACACCGCGTCGACCTGGGCTCTCATCCCTGCTCCCCCGCGGGGCCTGCCCGTTCCCGCTCGACCAGCTCGAGCAGCTCGACCAGCAGGTCACCCTGCAGCTCATCCTTGTCGATCGTGCGGCCCAGGACCACCGAGAGTCGGGCTCGCAGATTTCGCACGCCGGCCATCCCCCCATGTTAGTGGGGTTGTCGGATGGGGGTGATAAGGGGCATTGTGGGCTTCCTGGGGGCGTCGAGAACACCGGCGCCAGGGGGCTGTAACCATGTCGATGCCGCACGACGTCGTGCTGAGGATCGGGTCACTCGGTGACCCGGTGCTCGAGATGGTCGACGGCACCACCGGGTGCAACGAAGTGGTGCAGAGTGGCGCCACCGTGGCACCCTCCCTGACCACCTGCGGGGCTCGCTGTGCGTAGCGAGCAGCGCGCCTACCCCCAGGTTCCTCGCGAGATCGAGGACGAGGCCGCAGCGATCGCCGTGCACAAGCGGCGCAAGAAGCTCGAGAAGCGTGTCCGTCAGATGGACCCGCCCTCGCGTGCGGCGGCCGCCACCACCCTCGCCGTGCAGGGCGCGTCCTACCCCGACATCGCCCGCATCCTCGACTACCGCAACCCGGTAGAGGCCAAGGCCGCGGTGTGGGACGCGATCGCGCAGATCGGCGCCGACCACGAAGACGTGGAGCGGATGCGGGCGCTGATGTCGCACCGTCTGGACCGGCTGCTGTACGCGTGCATGCCGTCGGCCACGGACACCTCGAACCCCGACCAGGTCACGTTCGGTCGGTTCGCGCTAGCGATCCTGGACCGCCAGGCCAAGCTCTACGGCCTGGACGCCGCCCAGCAGGTCGTCATCTACACCCCGACGCAGAAGGAGATCGCGGCCCACGCCGAGCAGATCACGTCGATCATGCGAACGGCTGCAGGTGCCATCGAGGCGGACATCATCGACGCCGAGGTGGTGGACGATGCCGACGCACCGGGCGCCGCGTAGTCATCTTCCCGGGGACGCCGCAGGGGGGCGTCCCGGGTGGGAGGACAGTCTTCTCACGCTCGTCAGTGCCGCCGAGCGTGAGAAGGCTGACCACCGTGGTGCCGGCATGCGGAACTGGCCGGCCCGCATCCAGCTCGTCTCGGACATCGGGTTCCGGCGGCTGCTGCGCCAGGCCGCCGACGGGCGGGGGATGTCAGCGTCGGGGTACGCGCGGCGTGCCGCGGCGGCGTTCATCGCGCACGACCTGGGTCTCCCCTTCGAGCAGGTCTGCGCACTGACGCCACGCCCTGCTCCCCCCGAGGGCCCCATCCGTGCAGGTCAGGACCCTAAGGACCGTCCGGTGAACAACCCGGGCCGGCAGGTCGACGACGGCACCGGGTACGGCACGTGGGGGGTGTGCGATGGCTGAGCACATCCACGCCACGTTCAGGGGTCAGGCCCTGTGCTGCCACTGCGACGACCTCGGTGCGTGCGCCTCCGCCGACGGGTGGCTCGTCTGCTACGAGCACCGGGGGATGTGATGGTCGACTTCGACCCGGACGCCCCACTGCACTGGACCCCCGCGGCCCAGGAGCACCTGCTCGAGATGATGGCCGTAGCCGGTGAGCCACGGGTCTGGTACTGCCCGTTTCCGGGCCGCGAGTGTGATGGGCACCCCCACGACGGGTACCCCTACGAGCACGCTCGTCGCGACCAGTGGCCGCCCTCACTGCGGGAGGACTGGCTGAGCTGGGTCCTGCTGTCGGGGCGTGGTGCCGGCAAGACGCGCGCCGGCGCGGAGTGGTTGCGCTCGATGACCCGGTACACGGGCCGGCTGTGCATGGTCGCCCCGACGGCCGGTGACCTTCGTGACGTCATGGTCGAGGGCGAGTCGGGGATCTTGTCGGTGTGCTCCGAGTCGGCCGGGTTCGTGCCCCACTGGGAGCCGTCCAAGAAGCGCCTCACGTTCCCCAACGGCGCGATCGTCATCGGGTACACCGCCGAGGAGCCGGACCGTCTTCGTGGCCGTAACGACGGTGCCGCGTGGCTGGACGAGCCGGGCCACTACCAGAACCCGGACTACGTGTGGGCGATGCTGCTGTACGGGCTGCGCGCCGGGCGGGCACCGCGGGTCGCGATCACCACGACCCCCACGCCGACACCGTGGCTCAAGGAGCTCATCGTCGACCCGTCCAGCCGGGTCACCGTGGTCTCGACGTTCGCGAACGAGGCGAACCTGCCGCCGGCGTTCATCCGGCAGATGCGCGAGAAGTTCGACGGGACCCGCTCCGGGCGCCAGGAGCTGTACGGGCAGATCCTCGAGGACGTCGAGGGTGCCCTGTGGTCCGACGTCCTGATCGAGACGACCCGCCGGCTGCTGTGCCCGGACCTGGTGCGGATCGTGGTCGGGGTCGACCCGGCCGGCACGTCGACGAAGCGCTCGGACGAGACGGGGATCGTCGTTGCCGGCCTGGGCGCCGACGGGGACCTGTACATCCTGGGCGACTACTCCGGGCGGATGACGCCGTACGAGTGGGCCAACGCGGTGCGGGACGCGTACCAGGACTGGGATGCGGACCTGATCGTCGCCGAGACGAACTACGGCGGGGAGATGGTCACCGACAACCTGCGCACCAACCTGGGCACGTTCGCCCGGGTGCAGCCGGTGAACTCCCGGCGCGGCAAGCTGATCCGCGCCGAACCGGTGTTCGGGCTGTTCGAGCAGAACCGGGCGCACCTGGTCGGGCACTGGGACAAGCTCGAGGAGCAGCTGTGCGGGTGGGTGCCCGGTAGCGGGCGGTCCCCGGACCGTCTCGACGCCCTGGTGCACGCCGCGCACGCCCTGGTCAACATCGACTCCACCGCGATCGCGGTGCCGCACGGGCCGATGGTGCCCCGTGACCTGGTCCCTCGCGGGCACCACTACCAGACGCTCAAGAGGATGCTCGCGGGGGCGCTGCGGTGATCGACATCGACATCCCCCCGTACGCGTTCCTGTGGTCGTGGATCGCCGCGATCGTCGTCGGCGTGCTGGGCGGGGCCCGGCTGACCCGGCTCATCGTGCACGACGCCTACCCGCCGGCGCGGGCCGTGCGCGAGTGGTGGGTGCGCCTGACGTGGGACGAGAAGACCAACACCGAGGGCCGCTGGGGGCTGCTGGCCACCTGCCACTGGTGCGCCGCCCCGTACGTGACCGCGGTCGTCATCGCGTCCGGGTACTTCTCGGCCATGCACTGGTTCTGGTGGCTGTTCTGGGGGTGGCTCGCCGCTTCCTACCTGACCGCGATCGTCGTGGAGCACGACGAGAAGGACTGACCCGGCGTTAGCCGGTTAACACGCAGGGGGGTCTGCGAAATGCCCAAGACACGGGCTGCAGCGCTGGTGCCAGTACGGACCGCGGAGGACGACTTCCCGCGCGCTCTGATGGCCGCCGGCCGGCGCCTGCCGGCCAACCCGACCGACTACACCAAGATGTCGCGCACCGGTCGCGGGTGGCAGGACAGGGCCTGGGAGTTCTACGACACGATCGGTGAGTACCGGTACGCGTGCGACTGGGTCGGCAACGTCATCTCCAAGGCCACCTTGCACCTGACCCTCGAGGGCAAGGCCGTCGAGGGCGACCAGGCCGGCGACTACGTCTACTCCCTGTTCGGCGGCCCCGACGCCCAAGGGCAGATGCTGCGCGAGATCGGTGTGCACCTGACCGTGGCCGGCGAGCTCGTCGTGGTCGGCGTCACCAGCAGGGACACCGAGGAGTGGTCCGTGGTGGCGTCCACCGAGCTGACCGCCCGGGCCGGGAAGTACTACTCCTCCGGCAAGGAGATCACCTCCGATGCCGGCAAGCCGTTCCTCATGCGGCTGTGGCGCCCGCACCCCCGCAAGGGGTCGGAGGCCAACTCCCCCAGCCGTGCCGTGCTGAACATCCTGGCCGAGCTCGACGCCCTCACGAAGCGGATCTTCGCCGAGATCGACTCGCGCCTCGCCGGCGCCGGCGTGTTCTTCGTGCCGGCCGAGATGACGATGCCCACGACCGGGGTCAGCGACGCCGAGGGTGCCCCGGGCCTGACCCAGAACCTCGCCGACCGGTTCCAGTCGAACCTGCAAGAAGCGATGATGACGGCGCTGAGCGACCGGGAGGACGCCTCCGCGATGGTCCCCATCGTGGTCACCGCCCCCGGGGAGCACATCGGCAACGCCCGGCACATCACGTTCTGGTCCGACCTGGACGAGAAGTCGATCGACCTGCGCACCGAGGCGATCCGGCGCCTGTCGTTGGGGCTGGACATGCCCCCGGAGGTCCTGACCGGGGTCGCGGACACCAACCACTGGAACGCGTGGCAGGTCGAGGAAGCCGCGATCAAGGCGCACGCCGAGCCGCTGCTCGCACTGATCTGCGACTCCCTGACCGAGGGGTACCTGCGCCCGCTGCTCATCCAGGACGGCATGGACCCGGTCGAGGCCGGCAAGTACGCGATCGCTGCGGACACCTCGCTGCTGCGGTTGCGCCCGAACCGGTCCAAGGAGGCCTTCGAGCTGTTCGACCGGTACCAGATCGACGGGGACGCGCTGCGGCGCGAGACCGGGTTCGACGCCGGCGACGCCCCGGACCCCCGGGAGATGACCGACATGTTCATCCGCAAGGTCGCCTCCGGGTCGACCACCCCCGAGCTCGTCGCCGCGGCGTTGCGTGCCCTCGGCGTCGACGTCGGCCCGGTCACCCCCGCGCCGGCAGCCCAGGAACGGCCCGTGCCATCCCTGCAGGACCACCCCGAGCGGGTCCCCCCCAAGCGCCCCGAGCAGGCCGCTCGCATGTTGCCCCCAGGTGACGACGGCCTGCTCGGGGCTTCCGAAGTGATCGTGTACCGGGCCCTCGAGCGGGCCGGGAACCGGTTGCGTACCCGGATCGGGCGGAAGATCCCCGGCGTCCCGGCCGCGGACATGTACCTGCACGTCCCGGTGTCCACGGGGCAGCTCGATGACCTGCTCGTCGACGCGTTCGAGGGCATCGAACGGTACGTCGGGTGCCGCGACGTGCCGGTGGAGCGGCTCACGACGTGTCTGGACACCTACTGTCGCGCGCTCATGACCGAGGCACGCCCGCACGACCCGCAGGTCCTGGCGACCTACCTGGCCCTGACCAAAGCGAGCGTGGCGTGATGCGCGCCGTCCTGACCGCGGAGGTGGCCGAGTTCGCCGCCCAGCGCGAGGAGGTCATGTCGGCCTCCGACGACGAGCTCAAGCCGATCGTCGAGGACGCCCTGGACGAGTACCGCAACGGGGTCGCCGACTGGTTCAACGCACCTGTCGAGGCGGCCGCGGTGCTGTGGTGGGAGACGTTCGAGTACGAGCAGGGCCGTCCCCCCACGGCGACCGAGCTCGCGGAGTTCCAGTCCGTCACCGCCGACGTCCTGGACCGCACGTCGGTGCCCACCGACCCCGTGGACGACACCCAGGTCAACGCGATCACGGGGTGGCTCTCGGCGTACGCGCTGAACTCCGCGACCGCCGCCGGCGGTGGGCCCGTCGAGTGGGTCACCCGCCAGGACGGGGACGTGCGCGACATCCACGTCCCCCTGGACGGCGACCAGGTCGCCGGCAACGGCACGTTCGACGTCGCCGGGTACGCACTGCACTTCCCGGGTGAGCCCGTCGGGCCGCCACACGTATGGATCAACTGCCGGTGCGTGGCGCGGCAGGTCAAGGAGGACGAGATGACCGTGAACACCCGCACCGCCGCCGCTGACGCGCCCGTCACGTACAACATCAACCTCTACGACACGGCGACCGACGCCCGGCCTGGGACTGCGCACCCGGAGATCGACGACGACCCCGGTGAGGACGACACCGGCTACGACCAGGAGGTCGACGGGGAGGACTACGACGAGCTCGACTCCGACGTGCCGTGGCACGGGATCATCGCCCCCACCGGGGTGATGTCCGGGGACCGCAGGAAGTTCGCGACCGACGCCCTGCGCCACCGGGACCTGCCCCTGCCGGTGAAGTTCCAGAAGGCCGACGCCGAGGGTCACGGCGGTGCGGTCGTCGTGGCGAACATGACGAACATCGAGGAGCGCGACGGCCTGATCCGTGCCGAGGGTGTGTTCCACACCTCGAGCGAGTCCAGCGAGGCGATCGGCCTGATCGCCAACCAGATGCTGCGCGGCCTGTCCGTGGACCTGGACGACGCCACGTTCGAGCTGCAGTACGAGGACGGGTCCCCGTTCGACATGAACGACGAGGACGGTGACCCGATCGCGGTCGTCACCGACGGGCGGGTCGCGTCGGTCACCCTGTGTTCGATCCCCGCGTTCCAGGAGGCGTACATCTCCCTGGGGACGTGGGCGGACGCCGACGCCGACGATGCCGCCCTGGCTGCCGCCGGGTGCGTGCCGTGCGCGGCCCGGGAGATGGACGCCCTGTACGAGACGTGGACGGCGTACGCGATCTCCGAGGCCGCGTGGGACGGGTCGCCCTCGAGGTTCACCGACGAGGAGTACTACCGGTCCTGTGTGGTGCACAAGAACGGCACGTCCACGGCCAAGTCGGACAACTCGTTGCCGATCCTCGAGCCCAACGGGGACCTGAACCGGGCCGCGGTGCACGCCGCCGCCGGCCGGGTCGACCAGGTCGACGCCCCGCCGGCGGAGGTCGCCAAGGGCAAGCGGTCCCTGGTCACCGCGTACCGCAAGCTCAAGGAGGACCCCCCGGAGTCCTTGACTGCGGGTGCGGTGTTCGCGCCGGGTACCAAGGACGGCCCGGGGTGGGTCACGAACCCCAAGGAGACGCAGCGGCTGCGCACCTACTGGACGCGCGGGAAGGGGGCGGCCAAGATCCGCTGGGGTCAGCCCGGTGACTTCAACCGGTGCCGGCGCCAGCTGGCCAAGTACGTGCCGAACCCGGAGTTCCTGGCCGGGACGTGCGCGAACCTGCACAAGGAGGCCATCGGCATCTGGCCCGGGCAGGAGGGTGGCAGCAAGGGGCGCCACAGTGGCGCCACCCTGACCGCTGCGGCGTTCACGATCGTGGCCTCCGGTGCCGGGGACCTGCCCGACGCGTTCTGGTTCACCAACCCCGAGCTGCCCGAGCCGACGCCCCTGACGATCGACGGGCGGCGCATCTACGGGCACGTCGCGGCGTGGACGTCGTGCCACACCGGGTACGGGATCTCCGTGGGGGACGGTGAGGTGTGCGTGCGGCCGCCGAACTCCTCGTCGAACTACGCCTACTTCCACACCGGGCAGATCGAGACCGACGCGGGGAAGGTGAACGTTGGGCACATCACGATGGACACCGGTCATGCGGCGGCGTCCCTGGCGGGGCGCCCCGCGGCAGCGCACTACGACAACACCGGTGCGGTCATCGCCGACATCGTGTGCGGTGAGGACGAGCACGGGATCTGGTTCTCGGGAGCGCTGCGCCCGGAGGTGACCGACTCCCAGCGGATCGCGCTCGGTGCCGCGGCCCTGTCCGGGGACTGGCGTCGTCTCGGCGGCAACTACGAGCTCATCGCCGCGCTGTGCGTGAACGTGCCCGGGTTCCCGATCCCGCGCACCGCGATCGCCGCGTCCGCGGCCGCCGGGCAGTACACGCTCGTCGCCGCCGGGATCGTCCCGCAGGACACCACCCCGTCCCTGCAGGACGCGATCCGCAACGAGATCGCGCTCATGCGGCTCGAGGACGCCCGGGCGGTCCTGCGGGCCCAGACCGTGGCCAGGGTCCACAAGCTGCAGGCCGACCATGCCCGGGGCCGGCTGGCCGCGATCAACCACCACCACCTCTGAGAGGGGCAGACATGCCGTGCAACTGCGGGAAGACGGCGTCGGGAGCCAAGGTCACCTACGTGGCCACGTTCTCCGACGGAACCACCCAGGTCTACTCGACCGAGATCGACGCCCGGGTGGCAGTGACGAAGAGGGGCGGCTCCTACAGGCCGTCCGTGGAGCGGTGAGCCGGGCACCGCGTCAAGCGTCAGGCGCACCTATGGGGGGCATCGCCTGACGTACCCGACGGGGTGGCGTCACCGTGACGACGGCAACCGGTGACGCCACCCTGCACGTGGGGGTTCACAGAGAGCGGGTGTGGCTCTCCAACCACTTCGCGACCTCGTGCAGTTCCAGGTGGTCGCCGCCGACGGTGCGGATGTACTTGTCGCCCTTGTCGGGGTCGATGACCAGCAGGTGCCCGTTCAGGGTGTACAGCAGCATCACCAGCAGGATCGAGAGCCGCTTGTTCCCGTCGTGCAGCGGGTGGCTGCGGTTGACGGCGTCCAGCAGCGCGGCGCCCTTCATGTGGATGCCCTCGTACGCCTCGTTGCCCCACACGACCGCTGCCGGTCGGGCCAGCGCCGAGGACAGGGCTCCCGCGTCGCGGATGTGCATGCCCAGACGCTCGCAGATGTCTTGGGCATCTGCGAGGTCTGGGTAGCCGACGTCGCTCACCGGGACAGGCGCTCGAGGAGGTCGTGGTTCTCCTCGATCAGCTGCCCGATCAGGGCCGTGCGGTGCTCGCGGCGCGCGGTGAACGCGCTGCGGTCGCGGATCGCGAGGATCGCGACGTCGTTCATCGACCGGTGCTCCGTGTCGGCCTGCTCACGCAGGACCTGTGCGGTGTCGTCGTCCAGCCGCAGGGTCAGAGTGACCATGGTCGTCTCCTTCGTTGTGCCAATGTCGAGCCACTGTAGTGTCAATGTGAAGCCACTACCAGCCCTTACCGGGTGACACCAAGTGACTAGACCCCTTGTCACCAGGTCGAACACCCGTACATGATGGGCCCAGAAGCACCGCCCCGTTTCGGCGTAGCCGGACAGGTAACCCTGTCCCTGCGCGCCCGACGGAGGCCGCTGTGCCATTCGAGATTCCCGAGGACCTTGCGGCCCTCGATGACGCCGCCCTCGCCGAGGCCCTCGAGCAGGCCCTTACCGAGGCTGACAGCTTCAAGGACGTCCCCGACGCCGAGCTGGACGACGACAAGCTCACGCGCCTCATCGCCCTGGCCGACTTCGCCACTGCCGCCAAGGGCGAGCAGGGCACCCGTGCCGAGGCTCAGGCCGAGCGCGCCGAGCGCGCCCAGAACGCTCGCGCCGCACTGACCCGCCCGGAGCCCGAGGAGGTCGTCGACGCCGAGATCGTCGAGGACGAGCCGGCGGCCGAGGAGAAGAAGGAGCCGGTCGCCGCGTCGGCCGCCCGCAAGGTCCCGGTCGTAGCCCGTGCCGCCGGCACGGTCACCGCACCGATCGACGCCGCACCGTCGCGGCCCACCGCGGTCCTGACCGCGTCGGCTGACGTGCCCGGGTTTTCCACCGGTGGTCAGCTCGCTGACCTCGACGTCATGGGCAAGGCGCTCGTCGCACGGATGAAGGGTCTGCCGACCACCCGCCTCGGCGGCACCGAGGGCGCCCAGCAGCGCTACTCCGTGGCGCAGATCGACCTCGGCTCGACCCGCACGGACGGCCTGGTGCAGACCGCGACGTCCAACGACCAGGACCTCATCACCAAGGCGTCCAAGGAGGCCCGCCTCCCCAACGGGTCGCTGACCGCCGCCGGCGGCTGGTGCGCCCCCTCCGAGACCCTCTACGACCTGTGTGTCACCGAGTCCACGGACGGCCTTCTCGACCTTCCGACGATCACGGTCAACCGCGGCGGCATCCGGTACACCAAGGGCCCCTCGTTCGACTCGATCTACAACACCCCCGGCCTGGGCTGGGTCCTGACCGAGGCGCAGGTCATCGCCGGCACCCCGGCCAAGACCTGCATCGAGGTCACCTGCCCGCCGTTCACCGAGGTCCGCCTGGACGCGATCGGGATCTGCATCAAGGCCCCGCTGCTGACCCTGGCCGCCTACCCCGAGCTGGTCCGCCGGTTCACCGAGGGCGCCCTGATCGCCCTGCAGCACAAGAAGGACATCTACCTGCTGTCCAAGATCGTGGCCGGCTCCACGGCGCTGAACACCTCCGCCGGTGGGATCACCACGATCGACTCCCTGGCCGAGCTCGAGATGCTCACCAACTACCAGCGTCAGCAGTGGCGGTCCTCGTGGTCGCAGACCTTCGAGGTTCTCCTGCCCGCCTGGTACAAGACGGTCGTCCGTGGCGACCTTGCCCGCCGCACCGGCATCGACCTGCTCAACGTGTCCGACGCGCAGATCGAGGCGTACTTCACGGCCCGCAAGATGCGGGTCCAGTGGCTGGCGAACTACCAGCCGATCCCGGCTGCAGCGGCCGGCGTGATCACCGTGCCGACGACCGTCGAGGCGGTCATCTACCCGGCCGGCACGTGGGTGGAGGGCTCCACGGACGTCATCTCCCTGGACGCCGTGTACGACTCCACGACCCTGCTCACCAACGAGTACACCGCCCTGTTCGCCGAGGAGGGCGCGCTCGTGGTGAACACGTGCTGGGACTCGGTCAAGGCGACCATCTCGACCTGCGCCTCTGGTCAGACGGGTGCCGCGAACCTGGCCGACTGCCTGTTCCGCGCTGCAGCCGTCGAGTGATCTCTCCGCGCGGGGGCCGACACCTGGCCCGGTCCCCGCGCGGTGAGCCTCTCCGAGAGGAGGTGGCCAGATGGCACTGAGCACCGGAGTCCGCATCGCGGCACCCCCGGTCGTGCCAGCCCGTGGTGGGCTCCTGAACGCTGCCACGGTCCACCCCGAGTGGGACGCCCACATGGGGTTCGGCGTGGAGTACCAGTCGTTCCTGTGCGGGACCGGCAGCACCACGCCGGCACCGTGCGGGGTCGTCGTCCCAGGCATCGTGTATGACGCCCTGCCCAAGGACACCTCCGGCAGCACCATCGCCTACGGGTACCCGTTCGCGATCTACTCCGGCATCCAGTGCGACCTGATCGGCGGCCCGTACGGCGCCCAGGCGCAGGCCAAGCTCGCCGGCTCCGAGGACTACCTGGTCTCCAAGGGGTTCTACGAGATCGCGCTGCTGGGCTCCGGGTACGGCACCCCGGTGCAGACCGCCAACGCCCTGCCGGACACCGCCATCCCCGGGGACCTGGCCGAGATCATCGGCGAGCTCGAGGAGTACGCGGCGCTCAACTACGCCGGCACCCCGGTGCTGCACATGAACCGGCGCGTCGCCGCGGTCGCGTTCGCCAGCAGCTACCTCGAGTTCGACCAGCTCTCCGGGACGGTCCTGACCAAGCAGGGCACCCCGGTGGCCAACGCCGCCGGGTACCCCGACGGACTGATCTTCATCACCGGGCAGGTCAACCTCTGGCGCGGATCGGTGTCGACCTACGACGTGCCGGCCGTGATGTCGAACCAGGCGATCTCCCTGGCCGAGCGGCTCTACGTCGCGTCCACCGAGTGCCTGCTGGCCTACGCCGGCGTCATCGGCCCCGCGCCCATCCCATCGACGTACGTCACCTGAGGAGACCCGTCATGACCACCGTCAACGAGGGCGAGGCGTTCGTCGCAGGCGACGACTCCGAGGCCGCCCAGAAGCTGCTCGCCGCCGCGGAGAAGGCGGGTCTGGACCCGTCCGTGGTCCGCGTGTCCCCCGGGGACGGCGGGTTCATCGTCCCTGAGGAGCTGGCCCCCAAGCCCAAGTCGTCGGAGAAGCCGGCGACGAAGTCCACGACGGACAAGAAGTAGGGAGCAAGGAAATGGCTCAGTCCCGCTGCTTCTCGCCCGTTCGCGGGCGGGCCATGCGTGTCACCCGCCTCAACGGGTGCGGCCAGCCGGTGTACGGCGACGGGTCGGTCGGTGTCTCCGACGGGTTCGTGTCCGTGTCGTTCACCGCGAACACCGACGAGGGCGAGGAGATCAACGTCACCAACGCCGCAGGCAAGACGTGTGTGCGGGAGGTGCCGTGCCCCACGTTCCTCGGCTATGACGTCGAGATCGAGTTCTGCAACGCCGACCCGGCCCTGTTCGCGCTCCTGACCGGGCAGGAGCCGGTCCTGGACGAGGACGACGTCGCGATCGGGTTCCGTGTGAACTCCGATGTGTCCGGGTGCGAGTCCGGGTTCGCCCTCGAGGTGTGGACCGGGGTCCCCGGTGTCGCGTGCGACACCTCGGCGTCGCCGGAGTCCACCCCCGGCGGGTACCTGCTGCTGCCGTACCTGCAGGGCGGGACGTTCGGGGACTTCACGATCGAGAACGACGCGATCAGCTTCACGATCACCGGTGCCGCGACCAAGACCGGTTCGGGGTGGCAGACCGGCCCGTACAACGTGCAGCGCGACGCGACGGGCACCGCGGTGCCGCTGGCCACCCCGATCCTGAGCGGGGACCACCTGCACGTGCAGTACACCGACGTCGCACCGCCGCCGGCGATCTGCGGGACGCACCCGCTGCTCGACCCGACCGGTGCCGAGCTCACGTCGGTCACCGCCACGGTCACGGGCCTGTCGGTGTCGTTCGCGGCGATGCCGGCCGGGTCGGACCCGTGGTTCGTCGACTTCGGTGACGGGACCTGGGACTACTCCGCGGACGGGTCGGCGATCACCCATCTGTACGCCGCCGCCGGCACGTACCAGGCCGAGGGGTACCGGGGCACGACCGAGGAAGAGGTCCAGGTCGTGACCGTCGGGACCGCCCGCAACGCCGGCGACAAGGACGTGAACATCCTGCCGGCCGCGAAGGGTGGCAACGCCAAGAGTGGCAGCTCCGAGCCGGCCAAGAACGGCAGCTCCGAGTCCTAGCCGTAACGCCCGATGGGCACGGGGTCCACGTGCCGGACCTCGTGCCCATCGCTCTGAAAGGGGGAGGAAGTCGATGACGCTCGAGGAGATGCTCGCGCTGCTCCCGGACAACACGACCGGCGCGATCGACGCTGCTGACCTGCGCGCCATCGTCACCGACCTGTTCACGGCGGCGAACACGTACGCCCAGACGTTCTCCTACGGGTGGACTACGACTGGTTCGGCACCCAGCACCGGGAAGGTCACGACCGACAACGGTGTGTGGGACCTGACGGCGACGCTCGTGGAGCTCAACGAGACGACGTCGGACGGGTACGCGCTGGTGTTCAACCTGCTGGACTCCTCCACCGGGGGCCAGGTGTGGCTCAGCGCGGCGACCGGCGGCATCCTCAAGGCCACCATCACCGGGCCGTCCGTAGACCAGGGCTCCTACCGGGAGATCCCCGTCACCGTGGACTCGGTGAGCGGCGTCGCACCGGTGAACAACGAGAAGGTCACCGTGACGATCCTGGCGGTGATCTTGTGACCACGGCCGACGAGTTCTCCCCCGCGTTCTCCACCGCGTTCGACCCGAGCGCCGGCCCGGTCGCTCCGATGATCCCGGCGCTGCCGGACTCGTGCTGGCCGGTGGACTGGGGCTGCGCCGACCAGGTGTGGCTCGAGGACCTCGACGCTGAGGTGAAGGCACGCTCGGAGGCGATGGCCACGCAGGTGCTGCGGTCCCTGACGGGGCACGTCATCGGTGGGTGCCCGATCACGGTGCGCCCCTGCGCGAAGGGGTGCGGCACCGGGTCCTACTACGCCTCCCCCGTCGGGCCTGGGCTGCACAGTGGTGCGCTCGGTGTCGCGGTCGGGCCGTGGTGGGCGTCGATCGACATCGACGGGCAGTGGATCAACACGTGGTGCGGGTGCACCACGGCGTGCTCGTGCACGTACGTCCCGGAGGTCGTCCTGCCGGCCCCGGTCGGTGGGGTCCTCGAGGTGTGGATCGACGACGTCGCCCTGGACCAGTCCGCGTACCGGGTCGACAACGGGAACCGGCTGGTCCGCACCGACGGTGGGGTGTGGCCCAAGTGCCAGGACATGACCGCCGCGCCCGGGACCGTCGGGGCGTTCGCGGTGACCTTCTACAACAACTACCGGGTCGACGGGCTGTCCTCGTGGGTGGCCGGGATCATGGCCGTGGAGTTCGCGAAGTCGTGCACCGGGGGCAAGTGCCGGCTGCCGTCGGGGGTGCAGTCGATCTCCCGGATGGGGGTCTCGATGGAGATCCCGTCGGGGATGTTCGAGCAGGGCCTGACGGGTATCCGTGAGGTCGACTCGTGGATCAGGCTGTGGAACCCCTACCAGCTCAAGTCCGCGTCCCAGGTGTGGTCCCCTGACCTGGCCACGGCGCGGCGCACCACGTCCTGGCCGGTGCTGCCATGACCGCGGTCCTCGAGCCGGACCAGATGGTCGAGGACCAGTCGATCTGGCCGGCGATCGCGTCCCTGACGGCGTGCCTGTGCCAGTCGCTGGTGGACTCCGGGTTGCCGCCGGTGTGCATCTGCACCCCGATGCCCGGGGAGCAGATCGCGACCGACTACGTCACCGAGGAAGCGGGGATGGCGTGGGTGCGCCTCGAGTCGGGGTGGCCCTCGACGTCGTTCCCGACACCGTCGGGGCGGGCCTCGT